TTGCTTTTAACAACAGTTCTACTAATATCATCTTCTCTTTGTAAAGTAATAGTATAATACGGAACACTATCTTTAGAACACACTAATTCAATTTTATGCATTTTTGTCCTACCATTTGGAGTGGTTTTAATATTCAATATATATAAGTATAAACCAACTCGTAACCGTACATTTATTTCAGTTAAAGACTCTGTTGTTGGTGTTAACAATGTTTTAAATGGGTCCTCAACATAAGTATGAACATCTGTCTTGAAAATGCTTCTTAAATGTTCTTTAAAACTCTCCGTAGATTGATTAAATGTCTTAACTATATGGTAAATTTGCTTCTGTTTAATATCAAATTGTTTGGCAGATGTAGCGCTAAAAGCTTTAGTTATAGTTTGTTTTCTACTACCTAAAGCTCTAGAAGATGCAGATCCAGAAGGTTGAAATATTTCTTTTAATTCTTTAACTCTATCCCTTAATTCGTCTAATTCGTCTTTATCCTTGTTGAATGATATCTGATCAAATACTGTTCTAGCACTTGTTAAACTTTCAGTTAAATTTCTATTTATTGTTTCCATTTTTCGTATATCACTGCTAATTTTTCTACGTAAGCCTGTACTAATTTGACGCTTTTGAGTGGTTAACGAATATATTTTGTCTGTTACTTGTGCCTTGGATTGCGCGCTAAGACCTTCTCTAAATGCTGTTTGAAATGTTGTTTGCAATTGTGTGGCTATCTTTTCTCTTTCTTTTTCTTTTTCTATTTCTTCTTCTTGTTTTATTTCTTGCTGTAGTTTTTTTAGATTGGCTAGCTGTTCATTTATAGAGGTTATCTGTTCTCTTTGTAATTGTATAGAATCTTCGGGAGTAGGTGTTATTAAATCTAAATGTAAGTTTAGTCTACTAGATGGTATACTAACCTTTAAATTTGGACTAACCCTTGAATTTTGAGAACTCATATTTTTATTTAATTAAAATATAATAATAATATGGAAACTATATTTTATAATCTTCAAAATATTATTATTGATCTTAAAAAATTAAATAATACTTTTACAATAAATAAAATAACCAATTATCATTATGATCTTGCTAAATTATACATATATCATCATAATGAACATAAAAAATTAATAGATATTAATAATATTATAGACAAAACTGTAGAAGATATAAAATCATTAGAACCTAAAAATAAATATTTTCCAAAGATCTATACAGAATATATAGAATATGAAAAATATAAAGATTGTAATATATTATTAATAGTTCATCCAATAAATTACAATGATAATATACATTTAGATAATATAATTTTTCAAAAAGAAATAAAAATTGATAGTAAAATAAAATATAATAATTTCTTACAACAACTTTATCCAAATGAAGGTTCATTAATTGAAAAAACAAATCGATATTATTGCGAAAATCCTTTAAAATTATATATTTTAGAAGATCTAAAAGATCTACAAAAAAATAAGTATTTTATATCAACTAACCATAATATAACGCAAAATATATTAAAAACATTATTACATTCAAGATCACTAGATAATACTCCAGAATTATCTTATAGAATGAAATATACATTAGAATCAATAAAATCACCTAAAGATGATAATTGTTTTATAATTATAAATAATTCATTAGAATATATAAATATTGATGATGAAATAGAATCAATTGAAATGACATATTATAAACGCAAAAATATTATATATAATCCAGAAGAACATTATTATTATAATGGTTATAAGTTTATACGTAATAATAAAACAGTTAAAGAACTAATAGAACTAATAGAATTATTTAATAATTCTATATAATATTTGGCATAGGTTCATCTTCAAATATTGAAGGATTTCCAGATAAATTACACCAATCTACTTTATCCAGATTATTTTCAATTATCTTAATAGCATTTTTATTAGAAGATAACGAATACCAATCTACTTTGTCTAAATTATTTTCCAATATCTTAATAGCATTTTTATTAGCAGATAACATAAACCAATCTACTTTGTCTAAGTTATTTTCAATTAACTTAATAGCATTTTTATTAGTAGATAAATAAGACCAATTAATTTTATCTTGATTTTCAGTTAAAATATCAATAGCATTTTTATTTAAACATAAATGTTTCCAAGATACTTTATTTAAATTATTTTTTAATAAACTTATAGCATTTTTATTTTTAGATAATTCATACCAAATAATGTAATCCTTATTTGCTTCTAACATTTGAATAGCATTTTTATTACGATTTAAAGGCATTTGCCATATTTCTTCTTGTTTATTTTGAATAATCTCAATAGCATTAGGATTATCACATAATTGTGCAAAATTAACTTTAGACATATTATTTTGTAATAAACTTATAGCATTTTTGTTAGCAGATAAAAAATACCAATCAATTTTATCCTCACTATGTTTAAGTAAATTAATAGCATTAGGATTTAAAGACATATAATCCCAATCAACTTTATCTAAGTTTTCTTCTAGTAAATTAATAGCATTACGATTAAGTGATAAACGAGACCAATCTAATTTACTAATATCAACCCATTTAAGTAATATTTTTCTTTTATCTTCTAAATTATTCCAATAATGTTTTAATATAATTGAAATAACATTTTGATCAAAAAATGATTTGTTTAATATATTATTAACAATTTTAAACTTTTGATAAGCAAAAACCATTTTATTTAATAATAAAATAAATATATCATTTTTTTATACTAAAACAACTTTAAGAATAACATTACCACCTATAGTAATTTCATCACCAACATATAATTGTTCAATTTTAATTTTTTTACCATTAACCAATGTATTATTACAACTATTAAGATCTTTGATAAATATTTTAGTAGGATCAATAAATTTAAAGACACAATGATGTCTTGATACATTATCATCATATAATATACATATATCATTCGTTCTTGATCTACCAATAGTTATTTTCTTATTTTTTTCAATAATATACGTAGATTTATAATATTCTTTATACTTAGTAGCATTAGTAATACATTGTAAATATATAGTAGAATTAAAAATACTCCTAAATTGAAAATAATTACCGGGTAATTTAAAGTATTTATTACATATGGATAACCATAAATTATTATTTAATGTAATACTATTGTAAATATTTTTTGAAATAAATATAAGTTTTTTAATATCATTGAAATGTAAATAACTTACAATAATATCAATAGTATCAATATTCATATTAATATTTATATATATTAGTTATCATTTTTAATATAATTGATAAAATCTTTATTATGAACGTAATTAAGTGATTTCTTTTCCTAGTTTAACAAATTAAATAATAGATTATTACAGTATAATAAGTGTAATTAAGTTTATCTAATAATGATATATCATTTTAACTTAAACAAAAATCATTTTTATATAAATAATGAAAATAGCAATAACCGGTAAAATATGTTCAGGTAAATCAACATTAGCAAATAAACTTAAAAACATATTAAAGTTAGAAAAATATAGTTTTGCTGATAACGTAAAAAAATATGCTAAAGAAATATTTGAAATGGAATATAAAGATCGTAAGTTAATTCAAGATTTTGCAGAAAAGATGAAAGAAATTGATAATAATATTTGGATAAAACAATTGGATAAAGAAATAAAAGATAAGGTACATATTATAATAGATGATTTAAGATTTGAAAATGAATATAATTATCTTAAGAAAAATAATTATTATATAATAAAACTGGTAATTGATAAAAATCAACAGATAAAAAGAATAGAAGATCTTTATAAGGATAAAGCCCCCGAACATCTTGAAAGACTAGAACATATATCTGAATGTAATATTGATAAATTAAATGCTGATTTAACAATTAATACAGAAGATGTTGATATTAAAACAATATTAAAAACTATAATTCATCAACAGTAAATAAAGGTTTGCATTCACGTATTAAGCTATTTTTATAATTAACCATTTTACAATTATTAGCAATTCGTTGTAATTTTCTAGCTTTTTCTTTATATAAATCCGACATATCAAGTGTATCTGCTACCCTACTTTGTTGATATAGTTTATCGTATTCCTCCATTAACACATCAAAAATCTTACGACTAATATTAATATATAAATCATTGGGTGCTTCCATTTCTTGCCATTTTGTTTCAGTATTAACATTTTTAAACCACTTATCATTTACCACCTTATATTCATCTTTATAAAAATAATAAATGATTGCGGCTAAATCATAATGTGCTCCTTTAGATCTTATAGCATTTTCAATTAAATTATTTAACATTATGCTTTTGTTATTTTATTTTTTGTTTATATATAATTTTTTAATAAGGAAATCTCATAAGTTTAAATCCAGTTGCTAATCCAATACCTTGTTGTGCGGATTGTGTATAAGTCGGGCTTAAGATATCTAATATAGCAAATATACATGCAGCAGTTGCAGATAATATAGCAATTTCCCAAGTATTAAGTTTATTAGGTCCAATCATATCAAGTAAATAAGCTACAATAGCTATCATAAGACCTTGGAACAGGTATTTTAAGGCTTTTAAAACCAGTTCATTAATATCTACGTCATACATTTTATTATATATAAAGATATAAATTAACAATCAATTTAAAATGTCTGAAACAAAAATAGATTATTTGGATGAAGATGAACAGTTAAGAAATCAAAATTTTGTATGTGTATCTTTTTTAAATCCGGAAGATGTAATAAAAAATAAAGATGCGTATTACTTTTCTAAATTTACAGAAAAGTTTTCAAAAGATATGACAGACTTATTAGACAATTTAGTTGATAAGTTTCCAGACAACAAAGATATAATTATGGGTATTAAAGATAATCATAAATATATTTTTGATAAAAATGAAATGAATGAACAATTAACATTTTTTAAAAATACAAATTCAGATGAAATTGAAAAAGAGTTTCATAGTGAAAATAACGTTAAAACATCTGTAAGAGGTATTAAAGTAAGAGGTGTATATGATACTGTTGAATTAGCTAAAGCAAGATGTGAAAAATTAAAAAAAACAGATCCTTATTTTCATATATATGTAGCACAAGTAGGTTGTTGGCTACCATATGAAAGCCATATAGCAACCAATGTAGAAAATCAAGAATATTCAGAATCAGAACTTAATACTCTTATGAAACATTACAAAGAAAATAAAGAAAATAAAGATATAGTATTTGATAGTCGTAGAACTGATGCCATAAAATCAATAAAAGAAGACGACCAATCTGTTGAACAAATAAGCGATGTTATTAATGATAAAGAAGATCCTTGGTTAAGTGCGAAAAGATGAAGTTAAAAATGTATAACATAAGATTAAATGAAACAAGGTAATAAACCTTCATTTAGATTAGAATTAAAGAAGTTTGATCCAAACAAAATAAAAGATGATTCTGTGATTGTTGCTATAGCCGCACGTAATAGAGGTAAAAGTGTATGTATTAAGGATATATTATCATATCATACAAATATTCCTATTGGAATGGTAATATCACCAACAGAACATGCCAATTCATATTTT